CCAAACATTGTGGCGATTACTTATTACCACTGGTTTGATTTTAAACTACGTAATCTGTTTAGCTCGGTAACTACCACTTCTTCATCCATTGCTTCAAAACCAAAATAGTTACCTTCAGCAAATGGCATATTTTCAACTAACCACTTATTATCATAAGCATTAAATATGTCTCTTGTTGTTGGGTAATCACCATCACAATATTTAATCTCAAACCACAACTTGATGTTGTTTAAACCTGCTTTAACGTTTTTCATAACTATTATTTATTTATTTATTTATTATTATACCGTGAATATAACATCTATTTCTGTGGTAGCCAAACTATTAGCAAGAAAAAGCCCCGCAGGACGCGAGGCTTTAGAGGAAGAACAAGAGAAATAAACAATGAGTATATAATGGAGTAACTCTTCCTCATACTAATACATATTTGAAGCAGAACCACCGATGTATATTTTACTACTACCTCCTACTTTACGTCTAGCTTCATTACATAACATAAGTGACATAACACAATCATCGAATAAACCAGATGGGGCGTTAAACGTCATTGTACCTGTTGGTCCTATTTTATAACTATAAGCGTTCAGTTCATTGTATACGTGTGGGAAGAAATCCTTAGAAGGTAACTCTAAACTACCCTCCTGGATATCATATATTAGATTCCTAATACCTTCCGCTTTATTGCTATTAGTAGTAGTCCATGCTTTTAACTTACGTATTTCCTTACTGAGCATCTCAAATACGGGTAACCCAGGTCCGTTAACCTCTGTGTAACCTCCTGTGATGCGATAGGGTCGTAATACGTTGATGAACTGTTTTGCAATCTCTGCATAAGAGGAACCATTGATTCTTTCAACTCTAACCACTCTTCCTGACTCATCCATAATGGTGAGTACAGAGTAATCATGTTGTAAGCCGAGATCAATCCCTGCATAATATCTTTTGTTCGATTGGTATGTTGTCCATCCATTTAAAATACAAATTGCGTCTACACCACTAAATACATCATTACCCGATTCACTAAACTCAGCTAAATATTCTTGTTTATATATTTCAGGTGGGAGTGACTTACGTTGCTCATCAATAAAACCAGCATCTATATGTGGGTTATCTACGGAAATACCACGGAACGAGATGTAGTCGCTATTTGCGGTGCTACCCTTTAGGTACGCGTTAAAGAACCAGTTTTTTGACTTAGGAGTTGATATGATTAAACACTTCTTACCTAAAGCAGACAACGTAGGATATATAGCTTCCTGCATTGCTATTTCTTTGATAAACGCTGCTTCATCTACTACCATATGTGAGAAGGAGAAACCACGAATCGAATCATAACGTTCTGCACTTAAGAACTGTAACGTAGAACCATTAACAAACTCTAGTGTTAAATCTGCTTTATTACTATGTTTAACTATTTGATTAGATGCACTACTTAACTCCTGGAATACTTTCTTTGATTGATTATAGATAGGAGATATCCAAGCACCCTTTTGTTTAGGTGATTGTAATAACCAATATAACATTAGGTTTTGTCCTAATAATGATTTACCGAACTGACGTCCTGTAGATACTACCCCAAACTTATGGCTACTGTCAGCAAAGTTATCTATTACTGCTCTCTGTCCTTTATGTGGTTTAAATAAAGTTATTTCCATTATTCTATATCGTCATCAGCCCACTTTAACTTGTAGTTGTTTTGGATGTTTACTTGTGTTTGAGGTTGTTCTAATCCCTTCCATTTACCCATTATCTCAATCACTTTAGATTCATTGTAATTTGATTTATTAATGGTATCGATTAACTTATTTAATATAGGGATAATCTGTTGTATTTGGTCTGGGTTCCTATCTAACTCATCTTGTAACTGTTTGATGAACGATAGAGACATCTTTTTAGTATTTTGATTATCCTTCTTTACTTGAAGTATACCATCAACCGCCTCCTTATACACTACATCTAGTTGTGCTTCAATAGAGGACAAATACACATTACGTTCTTCTTCTTTATTATGTTTAACTATCTCTCCTGCTTTACCGAAATCTCTATTCGCTTGGTGAGTAGATAAATCATATTCATCTGCCATTATATTTTGCCATCCAATAAGAGATGAACCTGGTGATTGTCTATATTCAACACAACGTTGGATTCTAGCTTCGTAATCGCTGTTATTACTCTTCATAATGTTGTTTTACTGAGTCATATATTAAATCTGCTTCTTCACCTTCATATTGTAACTTCCATTTCTGATATTGATCCCACTTCTGGGAATCATAGAATACAATAATAACCATTCTATCGTTTGGGTCGTAATCGAATCCTAAATCTACTTCATCGGTAAATGGGACTTGGTCTTTGTCTTTAGGTTTTATTGTTTTACTTGTGTTTTTAAATAATACCGATAGTTCTTCATCATCAAATCCCCAATCACCTAGATTACCTTTAGTAAAGTGTTCGGCTAATGAATCTAAATCCCATTCACCCGTATTACGATTTAATCTAATGTTTAACTCACGTTCTTGTTGTTCTGTTAGATTAACGTATACAACAGGTACCTTAGTATAGCCCATCTCTATCGCTACTTTTAGTCTTTGATGTCCACCTATTAGTGTATCTTTTCTATCAGGATTAGAGTTTACTACTAGTGGATTTACAAAACCAAACTCAGTTAGTGATTGTTTAATCCCGTCTTTTTGTTCGTCAGTTAGATTCCTTGGATTATAATCCGCTGGATTTATCTGGAATATGTCTACGTTTGTTATTTCCATGGTAATACCATTTTTTTATTTAATAATTCATGTTTAAATGCCTTTTTCCACCTAACATAGCTACCTACTACTTCTAGTGTTACATCCCCGTTTTCTTGGTATAACTCTGTTGCTTTAACATAGTTGGCTTTTACCTCTAATATATTAGGTAACTTGACATGAATAACATTTGGTATTTGGATTACTTCTTGTATTTCATGGAAATAAGCTTCGGATAGATGTAAATCGATTCTATCGTATTGGAATGATAAATCTACTATTTGTTTTTTTACCTTAGTAGCCCATCGTTCCCTTGATTCCTCCGTAATAGTAGGGTTAGAGGATTGCATATTAGTCCCAGCTGTTAATGTTAGGTTATAAGGTTCTATAATGTCTTCTCTCCCCACTACACCATATTTAACTGATAGGATTTTATAATCATTATAGTATTCTTTTATGAATCCCATTTGATGTTTGTACTGAGGAGAATCGCTATACATCTCCTCAGCACTACACTTATAGTCCTTCTTCTTTGATTTACATGAGATTATTGATAATATTTTCATTACTCTATTATTGTGTTAGTATTACTCGTATGGTAATACGTATTACTCATATCTTATCATTACTCAGCCAGTAATCGTTTAATCTGTTCTAAACGATGGTTAGCAGCATAGAGTTGTTGACTTAGTTCAGTATTTTCAGCCATCAGTTCCCATAAACGTTCTGTCATTTCTTTAGACATCGGTACTTCCTTTGCCATCTTAGGAAACGGATAACCCGTATCAACTAATGCTTGTGGATTATCTGCTTTCCAATCCTCAATATTATCTGCTNCTCTTACATCCAGCGGTGTTGCATCTTTCCAATCGTGTTGTTGATATTCTTGATCTACTGGTTTTCCGTCTACTTTATATCTTATTCCCATTATGCTGGTTTTACTGATTCTGTTGTATTTAATAAATGTTCCAATCCTCTCTCCTTAGCATACTCTATTGTCATAGCAATACCTAATGCGTTGAATAATACTCCCATTTCCTCTAACGTTGCTTTAGTAGCATCAATAGGATATACTGTTGGAGGTGTTGGTGTTGTTTCTGGTGTAAAGTTGATTTCTTTCATTGTTGATTATTTATTATAGTTAAACGTTGTAAAATCTTTATTATATATTCTCTGGATTACTTCCTTCATATCATCATCCCATATTATTCCATTCTCCTTTGTATTGTTGATGTTTGAGTGTTTTAGTTGTAATGGTAAGTTAAACTTTGAAGCAAATACTTTCCAATCATCTTGTAGGTTCTCAAATCTAAGGATATGTTTAGTCTTCATCTCACCCTCCCAAGACAAATAATCAAAACAAGTTTTAAACGTACATGGAGGATGATTTATACCTTTTCCTTCGTGGTAGTAATCATAGTTAAGTACAAAATCCTTGATTGTATCTTCCGTAATAATATCTCTTTTATATTTGTAAAAGTTGTATAATGATTCTACTCTATCGTACGGGTTTCTAACCACACCAAACGTTTCTCTATCTAAATCTTCTATTTGAAACGGAACGTGATGTGGGTGTTCACCTGTTGGAATAAATGGGTTCGTTGTATCAATAATACTCCTACCACCCGTTTTTGTAATATGAATGAATCTAATCATTTGTTTTATTTTTATATTCAATATACTTCATTATTAATAGCTCCTGGGTTATATTATTCATCGAACTTATACTCACCCACCAATCTTCTATAGGGATTGATTCAAATATTTTTCTAACATAGGGTTGATGTATTTTTATAGCTGTATACTGCATCTTCCAGTTACCCTT